GGAGTTTTCTCATTTGCTAATCCTAAGAAACCACCTTTTTCTTTGATATCCTTAGTAATAAATGCTGTCTTAGGATCATTTGCTTTGTAACTAATTCGATATCCTTCTTTACTAACTTCTGCTAGATATGATGTATAAGGTCCCACAGGTGGACTTATGATTGGTAAACTATCTTTTCGACTTACCATACCAATTAATCCAATATGAGATAGACCAAAAATTCCACCAAGACCAAGTGCGAACCACTTGGTTAGATTAATATTCTTCTTTGGTTTTTCTGGTTTGGGATTTGAGATTTTTACCTCTGATCCAAACATCTCCTCTTCCATATCCATAATTCTAATTCCTATTTTTTAGGTGCAGCAGTCGGTACGATTGATACTGGTGCTTGCTCGATTCTGATTGTTTGCGCTGGTGCAGTTTCAGATGCTTTAGCAATAAGGAACTCCATATCCTTTTTAGATATGTTTGCACTACCACCACCATCTCCACTCTTTTTCTTACCTGCTGCTTGGACGCCAAAAGTCGCTAAAGTTCCTGTGAACACAGAAGCTATGAAAGTTGGATCCAGTTTTTGTTCTGGTATATTGAATGCTGCTGGTAACTTAACATATGCTAAAGTCAAGATTCCTGCAGACCACACAAGAACAGAAAGTCTTACGATTGTAGATAGAAATGCAAGTTGCTCTTCCTTGTCATCGACACTCTCTTTAATTTTTGTTAGAAGATTTTTTGGTTTCTCTTCAACCTTTTGTTCTGGTTTCTTATCTACCATTTTTTGATACTAGAACGCACTCCTATTTAGCAAAATAAGTTTTGTAGTATTTTATGAGTCCAGAGGTGGTGGTGAACTTGCTTGCCCACTCATCTGCACACTCATAAATGGCACGATTGTTATTGAAATTCTTAAGTAAAATACTTAAAGTTTGTTGTCTAAGTTCCATCTGTTCATTATTAAGCATACTCACTACCTTCTCCTATGTAAGTAAGTGAGCATATGTCAAGATCTTCTTCGTCACAATAAAACCATTCTGCAAATTCGTCATGAATTGCACAACCATCTTCAACTGTATGAAGATCACTAGTCTCGCATAATGCTTGAATGCGACTCATAGCCCAATCATGAGTTGTTTTTAACGTTTCATTAAAATTGTCCATAGTCTTTCCGCATATAGCGTCCTAGAATGTTACTATTATAATATAAAGGTCTCCCATCGTCAAGGGACTCACTCAATACATTATTTAAAAACAATTGTTTAGTTTCTTCAAAATTAACCAAACCTTTTGTTTTATGTAAACTTAATATTTCTCTCTTAAAATTTAACTTACCAAATTGTTTTATATCTTCCTTTAGTTCTGGGCAACTACCGTAATATTTTTTCCAATCACTTTCGGACGTAACTCTTCTCTTCGATCCTGTTCTTGGTTTTCTTTTTTGCCAAAAATATTTCCTACCTATGTATCTTCTTCCTGTTTGTTCACCAGTAATTAGATAAACAAACCCATAATAATCACCAATCAGATTACTATCAAAGATTTGTTCATTATATAACCAAGGATTTTCATACTGACTCATACTTTTTTGTAATAGCAACTAAAGTATCTAGCGGAATCCACGCAGGGTCTTCAGTTTCTATTTGCACTTGCACTTCAGTAAAGGTTTTTTGATAAAATCTACAGTAACTTTGACGAGTATTTTTGACAAAGTTAAATGGATTCTTCAGATTGTTCATCATTATTAAGTTTATTTATATCTTGATCGTAACTATCGGCAGCATCTTTGATCGCATCCTTAAATAATTCAATATTATCTTCAGGATTTAACCTATCTAGAAAATCGTTATCTGGTGTAAAGATAACAGGTCCTTCTTTGATTCTTTCCTTTAATTCATCAAGTAGATCTTTATCATCCATGGTAGCATGTGTTAAAGTTTGAAACCACTAAATGTGTCTTTTTTCACATCTTGTTTGATTCCTCCCACTATATATGACTCTACCTCTGTCTCCTGTGGTGCAACTTGTAAACCCTTTGATGAGATCCAATGTTGTGTCCAAGGTAATGGATTATTTCTTGCTGGAATATCGTAAACAGGTTTCAATCCAATTGACTTCATTCTCTTATTCGCAATCCATTCAACATACTGATGAAGTAGTTTATCATTCAAACCAATCATACTACCATCTTTGAATAGATACTCTGCCCATACCTTTTCTTCATTCACACAACGATCAAACATCTGATATGTCCATTGCTCTTCTTCCTTGACAATCTCCTTCATCTCAGGATCATCACCCTTTCTCCAATTGTTGATGATGTTCTGTGTTATTGCCAGATGCTGGTTCTCATCTCTTGCAATAAGCGATATGATTTTCGCAGATCCTTCCATGAGTTTAAGCTCACCAAAAGCAAAACTACAAGCGAAAGATACATAAAAGCGGATACCTTCCAAAATGTTGACATTAGCGACTGCCCTGTATAAGTGTCTTTTTAAATCTTTACGTGTCCAGACTGATGAAGGTGATGCCTTCCAATCATCTCTCCACATGTTTCCTTGACCCCATTCCTGTGCATAGTTAATGAATGTGTCATATGATTCTGTCACACTCGCAGCACGTTCTAGGATACGATCATCAGATAATATTTTATTAAACACTTCTGATGGATCTGGATATACATTCTTAATCACATAAGTGTAAGAACGTGAGTGAATCATCTCCATGAATGACCACACTTCCATACATGCCTCTAACTCAGGTAGAGAACAATATGGTAAGAATGCCATACCTGGTGCACGACCCTGCACAGAGTCAAGCATAATCTGATACTTAAGATTTGAAGTATAGATGTGCTTTTGCTCTGGACGTAGTGATTGATAGTCACCACGATCTTTCTGTAAAGACACCTCTTCTGGTCTCCAAAAATATCCCAACTGTTGTTTAGTTAAATTCTCAAATTGATTATATTTAAAATTATCATATCTTTGAACACCTAAAGGTTTACCAAAAAACATGGGTTGTTTCTTAGTATCTACCTCTTCAGTGTTGAATACTGTCATACCTTTAACTTGTGACATAGTACTCCTATCTGTTGATGAGATTTTAAATTTTGCAGGATTCACACTCTTCCTCCGATGTGTCTAAAATTTCGGACACCAAACATCCAAGTGAAGTAGATTCTTCCTCTACCTCATCTGTTTTAATGTCATATGTGTTCTGATAATAACTCGTCTTCCAACCATACTTATATGTAGTCAACCAATCTTGTGCCATTACTGAAACTGGAACTTCATTGTCGGGATAATGTTCTGGATTGTAACTCCAGTTACCACTGATTGCCTGATCAAAGAATTTTTGCATCACGGAAACAATATTTATATAACCAGTGTTGTTTGGCATTTCCCATAAGAGGGTATAATTATTTTTCAAAGTTCCATATTGGGGAACAATTTGCTTAAGAGGTCCTTTTTTTGACTTCTTAGTGGACAAGTATCCTCTAGGTGGTTCAATTCCGTTTGTGGCATTAGACACAACGGAACTGCTCTCCGATGGCATTTGTGCGGACAGAGTTGAGTTCCTGACTCCGTACTCTTTGACAAGTGACCTAAGAGAATCCCAATCATATTTTAAATTGTTTGGCACAAGTTCATCGACATCTTTTTTATAAGTGTCTATGGGAAGTATCCCCTGTGCATATTTAGTTCGAGAAGAATATTCACATGCACCCTTTTCTTTCGCAAGGTTCACCGTGGACTTTATTAGATTATATTGAAATGCTTCTGTTAAATCATGTACCAATTGCCATGCTTTTGGATCCTCATACTTAACACCTTGCTTGGCAAGATAATGTGCAAGACCTATGAAACCAACACCAAGGGATCTACGTGCCTTAGTTGCGATTTCTGCTGCTCTGACGGGGTATCCTTGAAAATCAATAAGTTCGTCAAGAGACCTAACACTAAGATCACAAAGACTTTCGAGATCGGATAGATCACGTATCTTACCGATATTAATAGCAGAAAGGATACAGAGAGCAATTTCACCAGTTTGGTCATCGATATGTTGTATAGGTTTGGTTGGTAATGTGATCTCCTGACATAGATTACTCATCTCCACTTTATCAACAAATGAAGAATGAGTATTGCAGTGATCAATATTCATTAAATATATTCTACCAGTTTCTGCTCTTTCTTTCAATAGGGCAAGAATCAGTTCTTGTGCTTTAATAGTTTTTCTTGGTATTCTATCGTCTGCTTCATAAGCAACATATAATTCATCAAAGGATGCAGTGCCAAAAGCATCATACAATCCAGGAACAGAATGAGGACTGAATAAACTAATGCTCTCATCATCAATAAACCTCTGGTAAAATAATGAACTTAACTGAATACTATAATCAAGTTTACGAACTCGATTATCTTCAGTTCCTTTATTGTTTTTAAGGACTATAATATCCTCTATTTCTTGGTGCCAGATGGGGAAGTGGACAGTTGCTGATCCACCACGGATGCCATTTTGAGTGCAACATCTGACAGTGCTTTCAAACTTTTTGAGGAACGGGACAACACCTGTGTGCTGAACTTCCCCGTCTCTGATTTTAGCGTTGATGCCACGGATGCGACCCGCGTTGATACCGATACCCGCCCTCTGTGCAACATACTTGCCGATAGCCATATCACTGCTAAAGATGCTATCGAGGGTGTCATCAATATCCACAAGAACACAGCTGGCATACTGTCTAAGAGGGGTACGGACTCCCGCCATGATTGGTGTTGGTATGTTGATTTTGTGTTTGGAAATGGCATCGTAATACTTTTTAACGTAATCTAATCTAGTTTCTTGTGGATATTTAGAGAAAATTGTAGCAGCAATTAACAAATACATGAACTGAGGTGTCTCATATAACTTACCAGAACTTCTATCCTGAACCAAATACTTATCTACAACCTGTCTTAAACCTGCATATGTGAACAAATAGTCACGATCATGATCTATAAATCCCTGCAATTTATTAAATTCTTCATCAGAATATGAGTTTAATATTTCTGAATCATATATTCTCTTATCCACACAATCGACTACATGATCTTTAAGATTTGGTAATTCATGTATTCTACCAAATAGATTTTTCCTTAATGCAAAAAGGAGAAGTCTTGCAGAAACATATTGATAATTAGGGTGATCTAAATCAATAAGATCACTTGCAGATCTAATTAAGATCTCCTGTATCTCTGCGGTGCTTATACCGTCATAAAACTGTATCCCCGACTGAATCTCTACCTGACTCGCAGAGACCCCTGCAAGACCCTTACATGCCTCTTCTACCATTAAATGCATCTTTTCTAAGTCCAATTGTTGAATTGAACCATCTCTTTTTACGACTTTAGTTCCATTACTCATATTTTTTTCCAGTTGTTGAATTTAATTTTTGCTTTTAATCCTGAGTACGTGTTTGATTTTAACATACTCATGACATCATGTCCATAAAGTATCATGTCATTCACATCTTTTTCATTTACATTTTGTGGCCATATTACTACTTGATCTCCTCTATTAACAACTTTGGAGATTCGATTGACGATTTCTCTGTTGCGAGGTTCATTATCAAAAACCCAAATATAATCGCTCCAACCAAACGTCCCAATATCAATATCGGAACCGCACATAGCAACCGAGTTTTCCACGAGGGTGGAATCGAAGGGACCTTCCAAAACGTAAATGGGTTTTTCAGTTTTGATTCGATCAAGTCCATAAATTTTTGGTGCTTCTTCATTAATCATCACGGTAATGTATTTAACAGAGTTAGGACCTAGACTTCTGCCTTGAAATCCTATCAAATTATTATCGACATCGTATAGTGGAATTACAATCCTGCTCTCATCTCTAGTGATATTGTCAAATGTTTGTTTATGTGTATTCGTCCACTGTTTAAATTTATTTGTAAAGAAAAATTTAGTTGGATCTAATTTTCTTTTTTCAAGATATTCCTTTGCTATTGTAACCTCTGATGCCCTTGGTAAATCTAACTTTTTTCTAAATACTGGTTTTTTAAATTCAAACTTTGGTTCCTCGACAACAAAGTTTCGACCACCTGCATGACCCTCCTTGAACTTCTCCATCACATATTGTTTATGGAGTGTGCTGTCAATTTGTTTTAGAAAATTATTAAATGATAAACTTGCTCCACAATTATGGCACTTATAGTTTGTATTTGTCTTTACCTGATAGAAATATCCTCTTGCCTTGTTCTTGTGCTTCTGAGAGTCACCACAAATTGGACAACGGAAGTTATAAAGATCTGCTTTGACTCTCTTAAACTTCTGTAATCTTGATGATATTAAACCAATGTATTTCGAATCAACGATATCCATTACTCACCTAAAGTATGCACAACTGGTGTCTCATTTTTCAGAACATTGTATAAATCCATATTCTCAGCAGTGGATACAGGATAAAATTCCGACTGAGGATTGAATCCATCATATCTTTTTGCCTGATTAATTACAATCGAACCATTCTCTCCTGATACAGACCGATGAAATGTACCACGAGGTATTAATAATGCACCACTCTGACGATTAAC